AGCTTTTTGTTCATCTGTGGCTGTATTGGCTGCATCAATCACAGCATCTATTTCACGATCTTCTCGTGGTGGTGTTGGTAATTTTATTTTAACCCAATTATCTTTAAATATTTCTATATCATCATAATCTGGTTCTTTCAGATCATCTTGTGGCGTGAAAATTAGTTCATGCGCATCTTCGGATATATAGTTTGAAAATCTTATCACTTACTTTGTCCCATGCTTTTATCTAGTTTTAGTTCACCTCTTCCAATCCAGTTTTCTCTTATATCCCAGCCACCTTCGTCATTCTTAATAAAGACTGATGAGTTCTTAATATCGTTTGAGCCTCTAAAATCTAAACCGACATTAATCTTTCCAGCCATATCTTTTACTGATATAGTACCATCAATAATCTCTGCAATAGTTTCTGGTACTGTACCAGCAAAAAAGCAATTTGCAGTTGCATCAGTTTTACCAAACTTATTTGCGCCGGATAATACTTCTATGTTTTGACTCTTAGATAGTTTAGTATGGTTATATGGTTTACTCTTAACAAAAGGGCAAATTGATACTGATTTATAACCTGACCTTCCTATCTTGTTATTCTTATTCAATTGTTCATAAGCATTTTCTATAATCTTTTTAGATGAGCTACCAAATATTTGAAAGAATCTTTTTGGTAATATCCAGTTTTCAAAGTATGTTGCATTAGCATCTTTCAAACTATAATAAAGTTTATTACCTAGGCCCGGTATTTTTTTATCTAATTCAACTACTACATCTGTCTTTGGATTACCAACGGTTTTTGTAGTAGGTGCACTTAGATTTGTTATACGATATTCTTTACCTTTATATTCAAATTCCCAAAGGGTACCAGAACTATTAATCCATCTTTGAATGAATTGACCTTCATGACCATGCCCTGCCTTGAAGTTTGTAAATACACCTGGATTCTCTTTTTGTGTTAGGTCTGCTTCAATTGGTGCAACCTCTTTACCTGAAGGTTTAAGTAATTTGCTAGTAGGTACTCTATAGTCTTTACCTTTATATTTCATATGTGCTAATTTTGATCTTGATGAATCTAGCAGTGTTTTCACTTCTCTTCCAACAATTTCTAATTCAGTACCTTTCTTTAATACGGTTTTTGTTGGTGTTCCATCTAATTCAAATAAAAATGAATCATTTTCTAGCTTTAATGTTTTTAATTCTGGATTCAACTCGACATACTGATACCACGCACCCGTGTTATCTTTGTATTTAGTTGTTTTGCCAGATAGGCTGGCTTCGTAAATAAAAGATTTAAACCTTTTCATTGTATCTCCATTTAATATTACTATTTCTATTTATAATAACAGAGACTTTAGATTTTGTCAATATTTATTTTAAATTATTATAAGGCTGAATATCGCCTTTGTGATCGTATCGAATGATTTTTCGTTCGTGTAAAACATCAATTGCATTCTCTGCTCCTTGACGAATACCTTTTTTAATACCTAGATTATAGGATGTATAGCCACACCCTATAATTACTATGATATAAATTATAATTTCCACTAGGAAAGCCTATCTAGTTCATCTAAATCAGGCGAGCCAAGTAGTTCAATTTCAAATTTGTCATCACTAATTTTAGTGACTAAGTGTGGTACTTCCACACCTTTATCTGATAGATTACCAACTCTTTCGTTGAATTCTCTATAATCGTCTTTACTTAACGTTGCTTTCATATTACCACCCCGAGGTTATACATGAGTATTCGGTCTTACAATCAATAGTACCACATACACATTCGTTTCTGGCAGCTCTTTCTTGATCTGCCTTTTCTTCTGCTAAGCTTGGCGCACCGACCATGCTTCGAATATCATCTTCGGTAAACTTTTGCTTACCGTCGACAATAGATTGTTCTGCTAATATCTTCCAACTCATCTTGACATCTCCTCAAATCTTTTCATAACTAAGTCATTTCTTAGTTTATCCATATCTGCGAATGCGAAAAACTCGTCCCATGAATCGGATGCCGGTGAAGGCGCACCTTCTGGTCTATCCATTACTTCGTTCACTACTGCCATTCCTGACATTTCAGCGACCTCTTCAGCTATCTGCTCGAGGATTTGATCGTTTATTATATTTGACATTTTTACTCCTTATTTAATCTTATATGTCTATAGTATCATGTTTTAAGGAAAATGTCAACGGTTTTATGTGACAATTGTGTGACAATTAAAGTGGGGAGCTGAACGCTCCCCCGATATGTTATAGTTCTGCTTTAACTAGTGTGTATACACCATAAGCTAAGGCTATCCATGCTAGTGCATCTACTAAACCTCCGAAGAGTAAGTAAGACAAACTAACCGCGATGATTACACCGCCATCCCAAGTTGTCCTTTCGGCCCATCTTGCGAGTACCCAGTTTTTTACTACGTTCATCATATCCATAAGTTTTCTCCCTTTTTATACTTTAAAGTCAGTGAAAGAATCCGGTTGTTCTCTTTCACCAAACTTATTTATTGGCTTGTCTGGCACCATATCTGACATAATATCTGATTGTGCAGACTCCTCAACATCATAAAGTTTCATACGAGACCGATCTACTCCTACCACAAATCTGCGATATTTCGTAGGATCGTTATATCGGTTTTTCAATTGTTTTACTAATAACTGTCCTAATTCTTCTAACTCTTCTGTGCTAATAATAGCAAACATCAAGTCGGCAGTTGCTGGTAAACCAAATGATTCAGATGTATCTTCTAGGCCAACGTCAGTATTACTATACCCAGACCTCGTCGTCTGTGTTGCCGACACTATCGGAACATTGAATTCCACAGCTAATCCTCTGAGTTCTTCAGCGATTGCTTTGATATACGAATAACTATTTATACTTCCACCTAACCCGCGCATACGGCTGGAAGAACAAATATTCAAATAATCAACATATATAATGTCTGGTTTAAAATTCTTTTTTAATTTAAGTTCGTTTAATAAGGCTCTAAAATGTCCTGTGTGAGCTGCACCTGTTGGGTATTCTTTAATAATAAGTTTACCAATAGATGCTTTTGCAATCTTTTGTATCTTTTCGTTAAATACATTTTTAGGTAATGACCCTAATCTTTCTATTGGAAGATTCATAAGGTTCGCATCTATTCTTTCTGCGATTCTTTCTTCGGCCATTTCCATTGTAATATATAATACGTTCTTGCCTTGTTCCAGGACTGAAGCAGCACAATGACACATAAACAAAGATTTACCTACGCCAGTCCCGGCAAGAGCAATATTTAAAGTCTTGTTTGGTAATCCACCTTTTGTAATTTTATTAAAGTAATCTAAATCAAATGGTATACGATCTTCTTTTGTGTTATAAAAATCAAATCTATCTTCCGAGTTATCAACGTAATCATGACCTATTTCTTGGTCAAAAGATGTGCCTAAAGCATCAGATAGTATTTCAGGTATAACACCTTCACTTCTCTTTGTATCTTTACCATCAATAATCTGTATAGATTCCATGATAGCATTATAGACTGCTCTTTCTTTACACCACTTTTCTGATTCTTGTATTAGATATTCTGTGTCTACGTCTGATTTATTTTTAAGCTCACCAATTAATACTGAGGCTTGATTTAATACATCTTCGTGTGCATTGATTTTTCTGAGTTCTAATTCTAATACTTTTCCTGTTGGTAATTTATTATGCTTACTAACAAAAGAAACGATTAGATCAAAAACTGTTTTGTGTGAGCCTTCAAAATATTCGTTCTTAATATAAGGTATTACTCTTCTGCAATACTCTTCGTTATTAAGAAGATGGCTCAGTATGTGTGTCTGGAGTTGTTCCAATTTTCATATCCTCTAAATTATTTTCAATTATATGTTGTAATACTGCACCCATATAATTTTTAAAATCTTCACTTTCTTGGAGTTCGTCTACAGTATAATCTGCAGGGTCTATTATTTGAAAGGTAAATCCTAAGCTCGCCATATCGAGCTCAGGACTTTCTTTAATTTTCACTGTTCCATATATAACAGTCACGTCTTTATATGCACCCTGTGTATACCTCACTCCATGAAGTGGGTGTGATGGGTTTTCTACAAATTTATAATCAGATTCTGTTATCATGTTATCATCTTAATAATTTTATTTATCCTTCCAGATTTCATAAATTTGTGAAAGGCTTTATAAATTGTTTTAAACATTATTCCTCCATTACTATGTCTAAGTCAATGTCAAGTAATGGTTTATGACCAATAGAATAATAAGATTTTACAAATTCTTTAAAGTCAGTTTCTTCAAAGATTGGATCCCAAAACTCTTTAGTCTTAGTATCTTTTTCTCGTACTTTACCATCTTCAATTTCACCTGTATCTTTGTTAACTCTTGCGTACCAACCAACATTTGGTTTGGTCACATAGCCGCCGGCTAAAGCTACATCTAGTATTCCACCATAGGATGCGATACCGCCTTCCCAAGTGACTTCAACTGGTATTTTAGATTTCTCTTTTACAAACCTTGATTTCTCTACATTAACTATAAAGTGATATCCTGTGACATCAGTACCTTTTTTCTGTTGACGCCTACCAATAATCCAAATATTATCAGCTGAGTAATAAATACCTGTACCACCTGATACAATTGCTTTAGGAAATAATCCTATTTCTTGATAGGTGTGGTTGACAGCAAGTAAAGGGACGTTCCTCATAGTGAGATAAGGAGTGACCATACGGAACAATCCCTTCAATGCTTTAGCTCTTGTCATATCAGCAACTGATTTTTCATTCAGTGCATCTTCTAATTCTTTTTTAGATGCTAAGTTACCAATTGAATCGATTACAATAATTACTTTATCGTCCCTTTCAATATTTTCTAATTGGCTAACTAAGTCAAATTTTAATTCCTCAACGTTTTGAATCGGTGTATGTAATACCCTATCTGTATCAATACCAAAAGATTCAAAATAGTTCTGTGGAGAACCAAATTCTGAATCATAGAAAAGCATAACAGCTTCTGGATATTTCTTCATATAGGCTGAACCCATAAGTAAAGCAAAACTTGTCTTAAAATGTTTAGACGGCCCTGCCAATACTGTAAGACCTGATGACAAGCCTCCGTCCATATCTCCTGATAAAGCAACGTTTACCATAGGCACATCTGTAGGAATCATATCCTTCTCTCCGAATAATATAGATTCTGATAATATATCAGTACTTTTTACTTTACTATTCTTTTTCAATTTATCCATTATTGACATTATCTACTTCTCCTCATTGCAAAACCTGAAGCTTGTTCCATTCTTAAAGCTTTAAGATGTCTAGCTCTTGCTTCGGCTTTTTTTCGTTTTCTTTTTGCTGTAGGCTTCTCGTAAAATTCTCTTTTACGTACCTCTTGAACAATACCTGCTTTCTCACAGGATTTTCTAAATTTTCTTAATCCGACATCAAAAGGCATTGGTCTTGCTGGACGTTTATCTTTTGGATGTCTTTTTCTTGGTCTTAAATCAACACTTGGCATAATCACTCCTATTATATTTATATTATGTCTACTATTATACCATAAACTGGTCCAATTGTAAACTGTTTTCTGCATATTCATGGCACTTTCTTTTATTATCTTGTAAAATATAATCAGTATCAATTAAATCTAATCTATTATTACAGAACTTTATAACTTGTTCCATCATATCTTCAGCAGTTTTGACTGGTACATTTTGGCATATATGATTTTGAAATTTCTTTGGATGTAATAATTCAAAATCTTCTGGCAGATACATTATAGATAACATTTCTCTATAAGTTAAATATCTATCTTCTACTGGATGTGTTAACATAGATGGATAGTGGCCAACAAATGCTCCGATATGTCCCTTTGGAAATGTGGTACTCTTTCTCATAACGCTACCACCAGCTTTTTGTTTAGCAACCATTCTTTCTATACTCTTTGCCCATCTAGCAGAATGTTCATCATCATTACCTTTTAAATGTTCTAATACCTCTAGCCAACCAGCATATGTTTTACCTGTATTTGGTCCGACACATTTAGTCTCTCCTCCAATATAATCCATATAATCAAATAAATTCATATTAGGTCCAGGTAATGCTGCAACAAACTCAGCATGAGTCATACCAGTTTTATTTAAAAAATATTTGTAAACTGGATCGTCTGATGGTTTTTTCTGATTAGGAACAACGCTCATAGGGTCGTCTTTTTTGTTTACAACATTTGAAATAGTATCTTCAATTAGTTCATGTGGTCTGTGTATATAATCTAGTAAAGGTGTTTGATCTCCTTTCCAAAAGAAGTAAAATGTTCTATCTCTAATTTGGCTATATCCTTGTACTAAAGATTTAGTTTTATAGATGCTAAACGTATATCCATACTCTTTACCAATATCTCTTAATTTAGCTACAACCTCTTTACCGGGTTCCATTGCTAGTCTTGGTGCGTTCTCACCCCAAAACACTCTTGGTTGTATCTTACCTAAAACATAATGTGCTGATTCAAACATCCAGTCATTGTGGCCTTCATTACGAACTGTATGTTGTGATAGTGATGATAGACCTGCACAAGGACAAACTGTATTTACGATATCTACTTTCTTTGGTTTATGGTTTGACTTTTCATCTAATAAAGTGTATTTACCTTCCCACCCTTTATCTCTTAAATAATTAATGTAATGACTATCGTTATCTACAAAGCCAGTGTAAGATAAAACTTCCTCTGGCATTTGTCCATTTAACTTATTCATTACCGCTATACTCTCTCCACCGATCAGTGGTATAATTGAACTATATTTCATTTCTAATAATCTCCATCATTCTTTTTTGTCTATCTGCATCTTCATAATGCAATGGTATACAAGTACCTAATAATACTAATCCACCATACAATATTAAATCTTTATCTAAATTATATTCATCTAGTTTACGTGTAAATAAATCTTTAACATATTCGTTTTGTGGTACATCAGCAACAATTGAGTTATAACCCCAATAACAATCGTGTGCTAATTTGGCCCAGTCATAAATATCGTCGCCTATTGTTCCAATGCAACCACCATAATTACCACGTGGGTCTAAAAATTTAAATTGATCTGTTTGTTGATTATATAATATATTTGCAAAATGTAAATCACCATGCATTCCAGATATGGGCGATGTTCTTTTATAAATCCATTCAGCTCTTTTTATTAGATTAGCACCGACATGGCTATCATACATTTCATTACATACTCTTTCTTCTGTTTTATCACACCACATCTTTTTAGATAATTCATCAAAACTGTCTATAATGTCTTTATCTTCTACTCTATTGTTAAAATATTTTAATTTAATATTAAAGATTCTATCCATAATATAATCCCAATGACTATTAGGTATATTGTCGTATAACATAAGATCACTAAGTAAAGTGCCACTTTCGTATGACATAATTAAATCAACAGGATGTGGTAATATTCTAGGTGTAAACATAGATTGCTCTGGAGTAAGATGTTCATACCATTCTTTTTCTTCTCTTAATGTTGTTAATGAATGTTTGTCATGATAGTCTGGTAATTTTCTGATTGTACCTAAATCAGAATCAAAATTTAAATTATTAAATGCACGAGCTTTTGTGTTTAATAATGCTGCACATGTTTTATAATATGTTGGAAGGTCACCAATATCGTACCATTTTTCTGTGATATATTCTGCAAACGTTGTATCTTTATCTATAACATATTCAATAAGAGCATCTGATATATCATAACCATCTGTATTACTAAAAGCATTTAAAGCTGCAACACCATCACTAAAAGAATATAAACCAACTAGAGCATTAGAATTTTCTACTGGTTGTTTTGGTTTATTATAATAATTTCGACCATCCCACATACACCATGCTGATTGATCTTCAACTCTTTTAGTTAATAAAAAGTCATGACCTAATGGCATACCTTTTTCTAAGATAATTGCATCACCAAGCCATACAACAACTGGCTTTCCACTATCTTCTAAAGCTTCCATTCCAATCTTAATTGCATCTCTTGGACCATCTAATGATGGCTGGTTGGCGAACCTTACCTTCGGATGTTTCACTTTACAATATTCGCGAATATCAGTGAATTGGCCATCCACAACAACTACTTCGTCAACGGATCCATTGACTGCCTCTATGATATAGTCAAGGCAAGGTTTACCATTCACACGTACCATTACCTTCGACGTGCTCGAGGATAGAGGTCTTAGTCTCGTGGCTGCTCCTGCAGCTGGTATTATTAAATTGAATTTGTCCATTCTTTAAACTCTTGTAAATTCATTGCTTTATCGTCGACATAATAGGTTGAACTATATGGTTTACCCCAAACGAGTTCATCGTAGGGCACCTCATGTCTTTCTAACCATGATGTAGTTATGTCTCCGACATCAGCTATAATCTTTTCAATATCACCATCAAAGGTTAACATTCGTCTGGCTGTATGTAATATAATCTTATAACCTTTTGCATGAAGCTTTCTTATACCTTTGATTACTATATCATTTGGTTTTGCTTCACCATATTTACGTTTAGCATCTTTGTATTGATGATTTGTAAATAAGATTGTATCGTCTATATCGATTACTATACTATCCAAAAAAATCCTCCAATGATTGCGTATTTAATTCACTCACGTTCTTATGTATTAATCTTGCCTTCTTTTCAAAATAACTTAGATCACCATTATCAATTTCTTTTACACCGAGAGCTGTGATCTTATTATCTAGTAAATAATCAAACTCGTCATATACTTCTTCAGTCTTATAAACTTCTCTCAATAAGTCCTGTGTATTCCACTTATCTTCTTGTTTACCCATAATACAGATATGTCTTATCATGTTAGGTATAACCACACTTGATTCAGCTTCTTGGTGTAAAAATTCTAAACCATCTTCGTTATATTGATAGTATGTTGTATGGTCGTCTGCAACCTCATGTATCTTTTCTATTGTTTTGTCTAAATTATTGCGGTCATTCCATATTGCAATATCGTGTTCTGCAAATAAACTACCATCAATTGCTTTGTTATGTTCACTATAATGTTTATCAAATATCGGAACTGTACCACATGCAATTATTTCCATCTGTGCATATTCAAATCTATCGCCATAATTATGTGGCATCTTTGGTAAATGAAATCCACTATAACCAAACATAGATTCTGATATTAATGTCATACCTTGGTTATAATCAAACTCTCCAAAGCATTCGCATCTTTCTGATTCATAGTTATATGTACCTGTATACTTTCTAAAATAATCACAAGGGTCAATAACATCAAACTTAGCACCAATAGATTTTTCTATACCATGTAATGCATAGTGAAAGTCTTTATCTCTTTCCCATAGTTCTATTATCACATTAGGTTGTTTCATAGATGACCAACGGCCTGCATAGATACATCTTCTTTTCTTTTGATCGTGTGTAATTCTCCACTTCTGAAAATCATCTAGTGTCAATGGTAATTTCATTCTAGCAATTCTCTCACCTAATTTTTTATTAGTAAGAATTCTTGCCATGTCTTTTGCATAATTTGTATGTGTAGAAAAATTAAATACTACATCTGCTGCATTTGAGATCGCAACTTGTAATGGAATACGATCATAGTTAGATTGTATAATCTCATGCATCATACTTACTAGAATTGGTTTTTCTATTTTTAATATTAGATCACGATAAAAACTTGTGACGGTTTTTTGATTGTGCATCGGACTCGGATATGAATTGATTATAACAATATCATAATCATTGTTTAATCTTTCTGCGATTGTAGACATCTCGTCTGGTTTGAATTCTACATAATTAGATATGTGAGTACCTCCACGATTGAAGGCTCTTTCTTTTAATGCAAAGACATCGATATTTTCTGGATCATATCTTTGCCATTCATAACCAAACTTTTCGACACCACAGCCGTCTAGACCCTTGCCAAAAACTATTGCAATTTTTTTACCAATCATAACGTATATTATAACACATTAAATCTATGTTGTCAAGTATACAAATAAATTTCTTAATAAAAATATTAAGCCTACTCCATTCAACACAATAAGTGCTCTATCTCTCCACAATACTGATACGATTAGCCAACCAGCAATACCACATAAAGATAAAATCAAATCATAAATTTGGAAGCCTTCTATTCCTCTCATTGACATAGCTGCTAATACAAAGCATGATGCAACCCATTTTATATACCAGCTAACATCGTATTTAGGTGTAGCTGATTTAAATATTCTTTTACTATTTTCTAATTCTTTTTTATCGAACTTTGTCATATGTCACTCCTGCTTCCTTAAACATTTTTTCTGTTATCTCATTACTTTTTGACCATTTCATTGGAACACCATCAAATGTTGCAACTACTCTTGAAACTCCTGCCTGAATAATACCCTTTGCACATTCATGGCAAACCGGTAAACCAACAATATACATTGTCGCACCTTTCAGTGATTGGTTATGATAATTCGCATTATAGATACAATTCATTTCTGCATGTACTACATACTTATACTTTTCTTCACGGTTATTCCATCTTTCGTCTGTATCTTCAATATCTCGTGGAAAACCATTATACCCTGTGGCAACTAATCTTTTATCTTTTACAGCTATAGCAGCAATTTTAGTACTTGGGTCTTTAGACCAAGAACTTACTAGCCCTGCAATATCTAACCATCTTTTATCCCATTTATCCATTAAACAATAAACTCCATTTCATTAACTTTTCTTTTTTATGTTTCATACGATCTTCTATTTGTTTATCTGTGACAAAACCACTCATCTTTAATATCTCTATCATAGTTAACACATCTCCAATTTCATCTTGCAGATTTCTTACATATTTTGTATCTTCTTTTGTTCTGATTACTTTACTACAAGCTTGTATTAATTCACCACATTCTTCCATGGTAATTACTAAAGCCTCTTCTCTTTTTTTCATATTACCAATTGTGTACTATATTTGCCATAATAAAGAATGCACATATAATATTAATTCCAACAATGAAAGTTCTCACTATCGCAACTATATTGTCGTACTCTTCTGTTTGTTCATCTGAAAAACTACCTACTGCGTATTTCCAAGTTGTCCATATCTTCTTCATATTACTAAATCAAAATGCCTCTCATATACATGTAAGTTTTGAACTTGCCAATAAATGTGGCCTAATTCGATGTGTGTACCATTATAATATAAATCTTCTAATAATCTTTCTTGAACAACTTTTTGCCAAGCATAATCATTCTTATAACCAAAGACTACATCATTACTTCGCATTTGAACTGTAGCATGAAGCATATTATCACGAATATAATATGTCACAGCATTGGTACAAATAAAATCATTCTTGCCATTCTCTTTGTATTCTTTCCAAATACTTGGTCTTTGATAGATCATAGAGCCACGTCTTGAGTCTGGATTTGTAAGTAATTCTTTTAATACTTTATCGTATTGTCTAAAGTATTTACCAGAATAAATTAGATGGCCATAATTAGAATTGATTTCACCGTGTTTATTTGCAGAATATAACCAAGCTTTTGGTGCTTGTTCATGACCGTATATATCATAAACATTAGTTGACTTTCTATCATACCACATTAATTCATGTTCAATATATCTTTCATTTGGTTCACCAAATATTGCTGGCTGATCAGCAACAAAAGATGCACCGATTATTTCTATAGTCTTTTGACCTGTTTTATCTGTGACAAAGTTTTCTGCTGCTAGGTGTTTTTTAAATACTTCTGCAATATCTGCAGTATTATTCACTTGATACATTCTTTACCTTTTTGTTGAACATATTTCTGTTAGGGTCTTGACCTTCCATCTTACCACGAATATAAGATACAGCAAAAGACGAATAATTAATTAAATCTTTGTAAGTATCTTCTAGTGATTCAAAGTTAGGTTCATTGCCAGATTCTAGTAAAGAAGTTGCACGAACAACTTTGCCTAAAATAATATCGTGTATTGTATCTACACCTCTACGATAGTGCATAGCTTGAGTGACAGTAGATTCGTCACTTTGATAATCTTGTGATTTTTTAGCTTGAAGCTCTGCGCATTCTTGTAGTACTCTCAATGATTCTTTCATAATCTCTCCATAATAAGTTTATATTATAACACATTTTTAAGTAAATGTAAACTGTTTTTTTAGCCTTCGTAAATAATACCTTTTTCATTTAGTGCTGCTCTATTCCAAAGATGACCTTGTTCTGTGTCGTCTTTAGATTGTCCAAAATATGGTACCGCATGATTCTCGTCTATTTGTTGTTGGTTAACACTAAACTTAGATGACCCAATAAATAACTCACCGAGTATTCTTCCGAACTTACCTTTATCATGTGATACTAATTCTATATCTTTACCATCTAATATTCTAACTAAATTAGCTTTACTTGCTTTACCATAAAACTTTTCTTCTAAATCACGAGTCCTAGATTCAGGAGTATCTATACCCATCATTCTAACTCTTTGCTTTTTATAAGTCATACCGAAACCTAGATCGATGTCAACATCTACTGTATCTCCATCTACGATTCTAGTGACTACTACTTTATATCTATACATTTTTTCTCCATTTGGTGGAGCTGAGAGGGGTCGAACCTCCGACCTCCTGCGTGCAAAGCAGATGCTCTCCCAACTGAGCTACAGCCCCATTAACCAGTTTGTAAATCTATTATATTTATATGAGAATATTGCTCTATAATTAATCTACGTTCTTCCACCCATTCTTCTCTAGGTGTTGATCTTTCATACCCTTTATCTTTTTGGTAAATATTTTGTGCTCCCATTCCATCAAATCCTAATAATAGAATTTCATCAAAGTCCATCTTACATGCTAATTCTAATGCTCTTGAACCAGATGACATTATCTTTTCTTTGATAGAACGAACCATATCTTCTTTTTGTACCCATGTGACATATACATAATCATCACTTCCTGCTACCTGAGCACTGGTACTATAAATTTTTTCATTTTGTATAATTGGTTTATTGAAAGAAGCTGCTATTGTTTCAACTGCATAATCTGGTATTGGATTCCATTCACTAAAGAAGCATAAATGATCTTTACAATATCCTGTTTCATAAATCAGATGTTGCATATAAGCATCGGTACATACTAATGCATCTATTGATTCTTTATAAGCACCATTACATCCTATGACAAATGCATCTGAATAATTTGATCTGTAATCAAATCCTTCTCGTGATTCACCATTACCTAATATTATTGCTCTCGTCGTCATTATATATTTCGTTTATAAGTGGTTCATAAATTATTCTTCTAAAGCTTTCTATGTCTAAAAGCTTAGTGGCTTGTGGTAATGTTTTTTTATAGTTTTCATAAGCTTCATTTAATTGAGCTTCTGTATAAAAAATCATAAGTTATTTCTAAAGATAAATTCTATGGCTCTTTCAGCTTCTTTATACATATCTCGTTTGAGATACCAATTACCTGTATCACCATCTAATTCACGACAAAGATATTCAACTTCTTTTGCTGTGATAGGATAACCACGATTCATTGCATTGCCTGCAATGGTACACATAATTTGATACATCTTTGCATACCAACCTGTACCATTGATTGTTTTATATTCATCTATTTGTTTTTGATTTACAAAAGGACAATCGTGATAATTAGTCCAAGTAATATTTGTATTATTAAGTTTACCTTTACGATGTTCTATTAAACCTTTCTTAATTGCTTCTGGTAATCTATCGAAGAAGTTTTCGTTTGGTACTACATAAGGGTGTTTGTCCATGAGATAATCTGGATCCATGACTTTACCATCTTGTGAAAAGATAAAGTTAAATGCATCTTTATATTTTGCAGGTACATAATACATTCTTGATAAATCTTTTGTTTGAGCATCGGCGACATCACCAATCTCTTTATTTAAAGCAAACCAAAAATGTTTAATATCTTCTTTATGTACTTCTTTATTTAGTGGAAAGACTAATCTAAACTTTGGTTGTTCTTTAGTAGAAGATGCTGTTGAATAACAAACAAATCTATATTCACCATAAGCTTTTTTAATCTGTTCTATATCACCTTCAAAGTCATCAATATCAAGAGCACACCACATACCCCAACCTGTCACATTATCATTACCACGAGTTGTGTCTGGAATATAAGTTGCTGGACTTATAAGTGGTGCATCTTTCTTAGTTGGATACTTTGTTGATTCGGATAATTTATATAAGACTTGTTCAAACTCATCAAATGAGTTATAGTCCATTCTTTTATTTGTTTTATTATCGTATATCGAATCAAATATCGTTAAGCTTACCATGATTGTTTTCGTGACTTGGAGCCTCCCACCCTTCTGGTTTTACAAGATCAGGCAGACCTAGTGGATTAGGTCTTGTTTCTTTTCTACCTACTTCTTTATTCATATTAGCTTTTAATACTGCATCCCATGCTTTATTAGCATCAATATCAAATGCATCTAGTGTTCCTATTGCAACGACACATAGGTCAATTAGACCATCAACGATTTCTTCGTTATCTTTCATCATGTATGCTTTTCTAGTTTCGTCTAATTCTTCTTGTAAAAAATTAATTCTAAACTTTAAAAAGTCTCTTAATTTTTCAGGATTTATTTTAACCCATTTATGTGTTTCGTATTTCTTTTGCATACTATGTATGTCTTTTACCCAATTCTTACTCATGTCACTATCTTCTTACTTGGTACTGCTAACTCACTTGTAGCATTTCTGTGGTTTTCTAATAACATATCATTTGGTTCAACCATAAACATAATATGTTTCATATTTAATTCTAAGCCTTCTTTGGCTTTTGTATATGGCATGAATGGCATAAATCCAATCTTACCTTCTCCTGCTGGTATAAGACATAGCGCATCTTTTAGAATAACTGTATCTGTATCAATACCATTGAGATCAACGTCGGCTAATATTTCTTCACCAGATACTAACCTTAACAATTGTACATTTTTCATATTTTCTCCATAATAACTATATTATAACATAGTTTTTTGTATTTGTAAACTCTTTTTTTCATTTATCATTTTATACGTGGACCAGTAAACCATACAACCAATGATTTGCGCAAGCCTTGCATCACTGGGTGCACTTTGTGCGGCATAAACGATGGGAAACAAATTACTGTTCCTAGTGTTTTTGTATTTAGATCACCTCTTTCTAAGTCATGAGCTATTTCAAAATCACCACCTTCGTATTCATCACCACCAGATAATTGTATAGTCATACTTAATTTTCTAGGTGGGTTCATTGGATTAGTCCAATTCCAATCTGTATGCCAATCATAATGACCTTCGTATTCACCATCATATTCTGTGTATTGTATACTATCAATACCTGTAATATCGAACTTAAAATATTCAGTATTAATCTTATCAATTAGTTTATATAACTCTTGGTATAATTCGTTTGAGCCTAAGAAGTCACCTTGACTACCATCTATTTTTACAAACCTAACTTTTGATCTACGAATATTACTAGATTGTTCATCTTTAATTTTACCTGTATTAACGTTTTGTACTACACCTTCTTTTTCTGGAAAGGTTAAACATATTTTTTCTATTTGTTTACATTGTTCAGGTGTGTAATATGAGTTCCATATTATTGTACTTTTCTTTTTAATCATGCAAAGAAATCCTCCAATGAATTTGTTTCTTCCGAATTCCAACCAACAGCATCGAGTATCGGTTCTATTGGATCCAGAAATGTTTTCTGAAATTGTAGTTCGTAGTCTATGTATTTATGTAAGTTAAATTCTTCTGGTAAGAAGTCAACAAAGCCAATAATATTTTCTTTTATTGGATTTGCTTTTCTAAGGTAAATAAACTTTATCTTATCGCCATTTTTAATTTGTGTATATTTTTTGGTCAGTGATAAATCTTGTATCATTCTGTTATAAAGCAGAGCTGCTCGAATATGCATCGGTGTACCTTTCTTATAGATGTTTGTTGAGTCACGATATTCTTTTACTTTTGATGCACCTCTTGGAAATGCTATAGCATCTGGACCTAGTGTTTTAAAATAATTTTTAAATTGTTCGATAGCTTTCTGTACTTCTGTTTCATCTTTAGACATGATAACTTTAAATAATTCTTTAAGACCTTCACGACATGGTTCTGGTGTAGAACTCTTAATGGCTTCGATACCCATAACTTTCAGTTTAGGTTTAGCATATCTAACACCTTCGTTATCTAATACATTTAAAATATATCTTTTCTTAGCTGTCCATATGCCACGATCAGCAATCACTTCTCTTTTCATAACCATACGATTTGATACACCACCAAACATATTATAAAGTTCATCATAAGATTGTGCTAGAACCGCTTCAAGCTTTTCAGCTGAAACTTTATCTAAAAAGTCTATTGGATTTTTTGGATTGATTGCTTGAACTAAATCATCTAGGCATACATACAACGAATCGGTGTCGATTGCAACGACAAAGTCTTTCCATGTCTCTGTTCGCATAGCTCTATTGAGGTAGGTATTAAGTGCATATTCGGCCCATCGTATTGTAAGTTGTCCGGTGAGGGTAATGGCCTCTGCCACCCGCTGATCAAAAAACCTAAAATACTTATTACCAAGAGCACCGTAAAGGGAATTAAGGAGTATCTTGATAGACATCTGTCTATTCTCTGCAATACTGATTTCTTTCTCAATTCTGTATAATTCTTGTTTGTCATTTTTATCCACCTTTTGTAATTCTTTTTGTGCTTTAATCATGTTGTCTTTTATGCCAACACGTTCTTGATACATCTCGTCAATAATTAAAGGAATGATTCCAACCTTATCGGTATTGAATATCTGACCATTAGCAGCCAAAGCTTTACCATGATTGTCTGGTCTTTGAGATTTAGTTAGTACTGCTTCTATGTCAACCTTAGATACTTCACCTTCGGCAATTGTTTCAGGTGACATATTATATTGCATAATTATTGATGGGTATAGAGAGTTTAAGTCAAAGCTAACCAGGTTCTCATGTATTCCAACATGTGGGTCTTTAACAAAACCACCTGGATAAAATGTTTTAACTTTATCTTCTATGAATGGTACAACGATTTTGTTTTCGTTTAGTTTACGATAAATGATTGTGTCCCATATAGCTGTTGTACCAAAGGTGTCATTATAGTTAACACCACCTTTATAAGCCATGGTCATACAAAGAGTAATTAACCCCATCTTATCTTCTATGCGATCAACCAACTCAACATCTTTGATATTATAATCAATAAACTTTTGGAAGTTATGTTTATATAAAGTATGTAATGAACCATATTCCTCATAGCTTAGTTTCTTCTCACCAAGTACAACATGAGCAATATGATCTAGTTTATAAGATTCTTGTGGCCCGTAGGAATAGCCAAACTTTTGAAATAAGTCTAAGTAATCAAGTTGAGCTATTCCTTTGAGCTCGTAAGCGGTTTGTGTTCTTCCCATCTTTGTCACATCTTGTCTATCGATCATACCCCAAGGGCTCATTCTTTTTACATAAGATTCGCCTAGAAGTTTATGTACTCTATTGACAAGATATGGTATATCAAAAAATCTAGTATTCCAACCAGTAATAACATCTGGTGTCATGGATGGTTGAGATATAAATGTAATGTAATTAATTAATAGATCAGCTTCTGTGTGATATCTGTGATAGACAACTCTGTGAGTTTTCATTAGAGATTTGTCTACATCATAGTCGCCAAGACCCCACACATGATATGTGTTATCAATATTATTTTTAGTTGTTATTGATATTACAGGATTCTCTGCTTTATCGGGCTCGGGAAAGCCATCATCGGACGCAACCTCGATGTCGATAGTAGTCACATTTACTTTGTTCCTATCGAATTCTATCTGACCTGGAAAGTAGTCATTAATAAAGGTTGAGATATACCTGGTATTTCCAAAGATATGGAGTCCGGCGGTTTGTTTGTTTTTCTGATACCATTCGTTTGCTGATCTCATAGAGTCAAATGGTATTTCAGCCACAGGTGTACCATCCAAAGCTTTCCAATTTGTAGGTCTGTTTGTACTGACATACAGCTTTGGTTCGTATTTAATTTTTTCTGTGATTCTTTTGTTGTGGTCATATCCGCGTAGTAGAATCATATTTCCATAACGCGACACATTAGTATAAAACTTAGACATAATATATATTATAACACAATTTGTTGTAAAAGTAAACTGTTTTTTTAACTAAAAATATAACCTAGCAGCACAATAATACCTATCTCCCAAGGCAATAAAACTAGCGATACTGTTAGTACATATTTCATATTTTTTTAAATAAGGTTGGGGTGGTTGCCCACCCCGTGTTTTGTGTTTGCTCAGATTGTAGATAACCATATTAACATTGGTGCTGTGCCTAAACATATCAATCCAATCATTAATAATTCAACCGATTCCAATAGAGCCCTCACAGTACTTTCTGACGCAATGGTCATTAAAAGTTTCATTTCATTTCTCCAGTAAATTATTAAATCTACTGAGTTTTCTCTAATATTATCAATTACCCTTTAAGGAACTGTTTTCTCGTTGATGCCCCAGCAGACCCTATTTGAATCTTCCTAGGACGCTGTTCTTCAGGAATTTCTACTCTAGCATAAACTACTAGTATACCATCCTGATAATCAGCACCGTCAATTACGCAATACTCCGAGAGGCGGAAGCTCTTCTCAAACTTGCGGGACGAGATACCTTTAAAAGCATATTCACGATCATCTTCTGCTTTTTCTGCTCTAATTTTTAAGATACCATCTTTCAATTCTATCTCAAAATCATCTTCACTAAATCCAGCCACTGCAAGTTCGATTAGGAATTTTTCCTCGTCTATCTTGACTATATTGTGGGGTGGATAATTATTAGCTCCGTTTCTAGCACTTGAGTGGATTCTTTCTAAATCCTCAAATATTGAATCAAAGCCTACGAATAACGAACGTGGTACGTTCAAAGTATTTCTTACCATCTTAATTTCCTCCTATTAATAGCAAGGTTTATCGGGACCCGACCTATTCGGCATCCCTAATTATTTATATAGGTTTACTCTTTAGTTTGAGTGTTTCCTATATTATATTTTGGACATAGTTCCCATTGAGTTTTTTCTTTAAAAGGTATAACCTTTATCTGTCTCAATGGTGCACAGTCCTGAGCTTGACTTGGATTTATTAAACTTACTAAACCCCAATCAGCTAACAACGTAGCAATTGTATTCCTACGGTGTATATCGTTTTCTATTAGATTACTTGGTTTACCGTCTAATAAAAAAAGTTCTTTAAAATGAACTATAAAATATCTGCCTTGTTTGTGTAATATATGACAAGACTGATATAACTTTTGATCTTTACGCGAAGCAACACCTATTCTAGTTAGTGTTTCTCTTATCTTTAAAAAATCGTCTGGTTCGTTTAATGATACTTCTAGCATATCATTAGTAGACCAATTAATTTGACTTTGTTCTTCCACCTTTATACATCCTTTGTTTTAACTCGTCAATTTCTTCATTACCAAATAAAGATAAAACAGCTTTAGCTTTTTCATTACTATAACCGTAATATTGTTTGATGAGTTCAAGATTCTCTACTTCTGTTGGTTTAAACCACTTTGAGAATCTATTTTTACTTCTAATTATATTTATAAAAAAATCGAATTGAAGGCGGTGATCTAGGTGATGATACTTATTCATTTCGTTTGCATAGAGAATTGTATCGCTAAAGAAAGATAATGCACGATTTATAATAAATGGATTATATTCTTTCTCAGCAAGATCATCAACCATAATATTCTTTTTAGTTTTATTAATAGCATTTACATAATCAAATGGATTCATCTTTTTTTCTCCCATGGTAAAGGAATATATTTGCCTTCTTTTTGTTCTTGATTTACATGATAGCACATATAACAAAACCATCCCATAAATCCTGTAAATATAAGTCCTATGATATGATTAATTATTTCCATTTGACACCTGCCATTACTTCAGTTAAACATGCTACCATATTGAGTTCATGATCAGCAACAAAACTGTCTTTATATTGATAATCAGCTAATATTAAAACCAACTGAGGTATTGATTGTGGGTCTACGTATTCATTCATTGAATCATATAGTTTTCTAAATATTGCTGTTGGTTCAATATCGATATTCTCAACAACCCATTTTCTCATGTTCTTAAAATCTTTTATTTTTAGATAATTAACCAATGAGTTAATTGAAACATCAGAAACATTAACTAATATTCCACTATCTATTTCACCACCTTGAGCATATCTTTGAAGCTCATTTAGTATTCTACGATAGTCTGGAAAGTATTTAATTATAAACTCTGATAATACTTTTGTATCATATTTAATACCTTCATCATCAAGTATTAACATACATCTGGCCATAAAGACTGAAGCCAATCTTTGTTTATCACCTTTTGGTATTGTAAAGTCTATAACAGAACATCTACTATGTAAGGGTTCAATAATTCTATTTTTGAAATTACATGTAAATATGAATCTGCAATTCTCACTGAATTCTTCCATAAACCCACGTAGTGCAGGTTGGGTGGACTGCGGATTCAGATAATCAGCCTCATCTAAAATGACCAGCTTGTGTCCACCCGATAAAGAAACAGTTGACGCGAATTGTTTAATCTTATTTCTAAGTGTGTCAATGTTGCCTTCTTCGGATCCATTGATTATAATATAATCTAAATTTAAATTTTTTGCTATTGCTTTTGCAACAGTAGTTTTGCCAACACCAGCTGTACCGGTGAATAGCATATTTTGTATCTCTCCATTATCCAACATTTCAGTAAATGTTTTATAGAGATTTGCGGGTAGTACAACATCATCTATCTTTTGTGGTCTGTACTTTTCAACCCATAAAAATTCTTGTTTCATGCTGCCTCCCAATGTGCAAGTGATTTCCATTCTGTCACAGTAGATATTCTAAAACTACGAAACGCATTTTTATCTAGTGACCATACACAAAAGTGGTCTGATTCATGAGCCATATTAATTTTTATTGCAACGCTATGTGCACTTAATATTGTTTCATTTAGAGTACATGGCATAACTCTTAGTTCGCCTGTATCTACTTTTTTGAATGATACTTGAACGATACCTTTATTCAAGGCTTCAAGTAGCTTTGATCTTTCACTGGTTTTCATAATATATCCTATAATAAAACTGGCGGGGTGGGTCACTTTATTCAATTTAAAGCTTAAATAAAATGTTCTTTTTTGAATTGGTGGGACCCTGCCCCTGCCCGAGTCTTGCGACCCCTATTGTAATTAGTCAGCCGAGCCTTCAGCTTCGACTTCTTCAACATCTTCCACTGGGTTAAGATCGCCTTCAACGCCTTCTTGACCCTGAGCTTCTTGTGCAGCGTTTAAGAATTCTACGACTCTAGTTCTTAAACCACCGACTGTTTCTAGCTCTGGTCCTTCGAAGCCACCACGTCTGGAAACTAAATCAATTAGATTTACCATTGTTGCGATGTCTCTAAGACCAAGTTGTGGAGCTTGTTGCTCTTCAACGTTTATATTTTCGTCAGCCATTTTTTTCTCCTTTGCAAAGTATTAGACTAAAATGATTAACCCGACCATCGGCGTTAATCTCTCTATCTCCATAATAAAATGAAGATTTTGCTCTAGTATATTTATACACCAAAGCTTGAGTTTTTTTCCAAAGCGATAAAATATTCTATTGGATAATTGTTATTAGTCCAATTAGAAATTAACTTTGATGATATGCTCACAAAGTAATCGCCTGGTAATAATTTTAAATTTGGTATACTAACGATAAAGTTAAAACTTTCTACACAAGCATTATCTCTATCTAGTTCATAACTAAAAGAGTTGCTTGTATTATCCTTAGTATCCACTACAGAAGCAGTGATTACACCATTATCACCTTTCAATGATAATTCTGTATGACCTAGAACTGCAGCAGCTTTTCTGATTTGATTTAAAATCTCGTCAGTAAGTGTGAATCCTAGTTCAGCATCTGGCATCTGTATATCTTTTTGAGGTGTAGTAAGTATTTCAATTTCAGAAAAGAAATATCTTACAACCTGATTGTTTGCGCCATTGATTAAAACTGATTTGTCCTCAAATTCAAGGGTTGGTTGTTCTACAAGATTATACACTGATAAGAATTCGTTTAAGTCATAGACTCCAAATTCTTTTGGCATATCTTCTACAATATCTGCTTGAGCTAAAATAGTTTTAGACTCTGATATTGTTTTAACCTTTTGCCCTGGTGTGAATACCAAATTAGGATTAATAGTAGCAAAGTTTTTCAATACATTAATTGTATCTTCACTTAAAACATTAGACATAGTTTTTCTCCATAATATACTATATTATAACACATTTTCGTCTGTTTGTAAAGAGTTTTTTTCATCATGTACATACAGAGCAATTAAAGTATAGTGTAGAATTTTGAGTAAGTCTTTTCTGTTATACCCATCTTTCTTACCATACCTTTGAGTATACTTTAAAACATTTCCTAAAGCAAACCCCATACCATGGTCACAATCAATAATAAATTCAGTTGATTGAAAATTATTTTTTGAATAATGACCCTCGTAAGTTTTATCAATATAAGCTTGAAGCTCTTCTATAAGAGCTCCTTCATTAAACTTATAATCTGTTTTGTTAGAGTTGTTTCTAATTTTCATTAGCATTGTAGTTCTCCTGTGCTTCTTTGTCGACTTCAAGATTGTCAAACTCATCAAGTACACCTTCATCTACTTTTGTATATAGATCAAGGAAAGCATCTTTTGTATCTTCGTCAAACCTTGAGATACACATGTCAATTGCTTTCATTCTATTGTTAAAGATAGAGAAAGTCTGTACAATATGGCAAAGCCTTCTTGTGGAAACTAACTCATCTACGCCATCGTCATAGAAAGTTTTTCTAATAACATCTGACCATTGGACTAATTTATCAGCAAAATCTTCATCGTTTGCATCATATTTGTTCATGTGTCTTTGAACAATTTTCTTTTCTATTGATAGACTTGGAAACTTTTGAGCAACTGTGACTGTAAATCTTTCTAAGAAAGCATCATCAATAATAGAAGCTGCTGTAAATCTACCATCTTCGGAACCTTTACCTAGTGTATTGGCCGTAGCAATAACATTAAAACCAGGTGATGGTTCAACAACTTCACCAGTCTTTTTCACTAGAACTGGCTTACCTTCTAAGATACCCTGTAAACACATAATCTTATTAGTAGCTCTATCGATTTCGTCAAGTAATAAGATTGCTCCATTCTCCATAGCTTTGAGAACTGGACCTTTGGCAAAAACTGTCTCACCATTAATTAATCTGAATCCACCGATTAAATCATCTTCATCAGTTTCTGGATTTATTTGTACTCTAATAAACTCTTTTTTGAGTTTAGCACATGCTTGCTCGACCATAAATGTTTTACCATTACCTGATAAACCAGATATGTATGTTGGATAAAACATGCCAGACTTAATAATTTTTACGATATCTGAGTATGAACCCCATGGTACAAATGTTTCATCTACCGATGCATATGTCTTTTCATCATTTGTAATAGATTGCATAGCCATTGCTGTTTGTGGCATTTCATTAGATATTACCTTTTGAGGTACATCTACAATAGCAGAACTAAGATCGTATGTACCAATCTTGACTCTGTTTTCAGGCGTCATAAGACAATAAAAGTCTTTTCCGGTATAACCGAATTCCTTACCTATGTCTACAATAGACGACTTACGGAATTGTGTTTGATCTGGAAATCTCTTCGCCAGTTCACTCACTATTCTCTGTGTTGATATTTTTAATTCACTAAATTTCATAATATATTCACTCCTTATCATTATTTATTTGTATATAGTATCACGTATTTGGCCAAATGTCAACGGTTTTATGTGACAATTGTGTGACAATTTGTGACCAGTTGGTCATCAAACTGCTACCGCCTTTCCAAAGTTTGTTAATAAAGTTTTATTCAATTTCTTAGACTTAGAATACTTTTTAAACGCTTGAGTTATTTGACCTTTTGTCGCATCCTCTTGCACTTCAAACTCATCTGCATCAGTATTGAATGTTGATTTATTAAACGCTTGGACTACATAGAAATTATCATAACCTAAAGCGCCATCAAATGTAAGACACTTCTTTTTAGTAATTTGTTTTTGCATGGCTCTTCTAAAATCTTCTTGTGACTCGTTTGGTTCAATTTCATCTTGTACACTCCAAAGTTTACTATTATATTGGTACCTATCTAATGCTAAGAAGAATCCTAAAGTAGTGATACCTTTTTTCCTATAATAATTTAATAAAGACTTAGTCATATCTTTACCACCATTAGTAGATGCAATTGTTTTACCTGGCATTTTTATTTTCCATGTATCTGCCCAATAAGAATGATCGTCTTTTATTTTAGCTGACTCGAAACCAGCTGGTATGTTATTAACAATATCAGTTCTATTAGTATCACCATCAGTGAGTACAACTAAATTCATGTTGTCTATACCTTTACTTTTAATCATTCTAGTTAATTTGTCATTAATAGCTATAAGAGATGTGTTTAAAGGTGTTGAACCCCAATCTTCATATTCAGAACCAATAATACTAACAGAATGACCAGCATAGTTTTCTTCGTTAAGCATTCTCCAGTACAGCCATTGTAAAGCTGATGTGTAATCTGACTTATTAAGATCACTAGAAATTTGTTGTGGTAAAGCTAAACATTCGTGGTATATTTCACTATCTGTTAACGCAAGGTCCCTTTGACCAATTAAGTCTGGATTACATGTAGTAAATCCATAAACATCAAATGGTATATTTACTGTTTTACAAAAAACAACTAAATGAATTAATTGATCTAGTACTCTGTGCATAACACCTGACATAGAACCTGAAAAGTCTATTAACATAAACATTCCATGATTTTTAGCATCTGCTAATCTTGTGACTCTATTAAAGATATCGTCATTAGTTTTATAAGCCCATAGTTTGTTTATGTCTAAAGAACCTGTTTTAGCAGTTTGTGATCTAGTATATCTGTAAGCAGCTTTTCTTTGCTCAAATTCTTTGACAGCATAGTTAACACTTCTTTTAACATCTTTGATATAATCAACATAATTACTTTCTACAAATGGTACACCATAAAAATCATCGTCTGACATATACGATACTGGCTTTCTTCCTTTTGCAACTTTAGCATAAGGTATAAACACTTTGTTAAGTACCTCTTTAGACATTGGATTACCGACTCTTGTATTACCTTTAAGCGAATCTTCTTCAATTAAATTTTCTTCTTTTGATCTAAAAATTTTATCTGTAATAGACTCATCACCACCATTGCTGGCAAAAGGTTCTGAATTAGTTTTTTGTTCAGTAGTATCTTCGACATCACCATCTGTTTGAGGAGCATTCTTTTCTACTTCTTCTTCTTTCTGTTCTTGATCTTCTGGCATGAAGTCATCATGACCTTGTGATGTAGGGTCTTGCTCTTCATTATCTTCTGTTGGAACATCTTCTGCTTGATCGTTTTCAGGCATAGGCGGTTCAATTAACTCTGGCTCATTCTTTTGGCTATAAGCTAATACATCTTTTACTAATTCTACAACATCAGCAAATGTATCAGTGGTCATAGCTCTATCCATATAAACTTGTTCTTCTGCAGTAAATGGTACATCAAGATGAGCACCAACTTTTGCTTCAAGATTAATTTTGTCTATGAGTTTGATTTTATCCCATGATGGTAATTCTTCTGGTGAACCAAAAAAATCTTCTTTAAATAATTTAGTATAACCTTTTGCAAAGGACCTTCTTAGACCAGGATATTTTGCTTTAACTTTTCTTTCTATTCTAGCATCTTCAATAACATTAATATAAGTACGTGGACAACCTTCTAAAGTTTCTGGATTATCATGCCAACCTTCGTATGGTGTTTCCAATGCATGACCAACCTCATGACCTATTAATAGATCATAAACATCTTTACCCATATCTTTCCACATAGGTAATCCTAAAACTCTATTTTTTATATCGAACCAAGCAGTAGAATAATTACCATGCTGAATGGTAATGTTTTCTTTGGCTAATAATTTTGGTAATATTCCTTTCATATTTTATATCCAGTCTTTTATTAATTCAAATACTATAAGTACCTGTAAAATTAATATTATTAAATCTCCTATCATTATGTATATAGTATCAGGTCTTGGCGTAAATGTCAACTGTTTTTATGCAATTGTCACACAATTGTCACACAAATCTGTGACCGGCTGGTCATTTATCTAATACGAGAGAAGTTTTTGTGCTTAAAGAACTCAATTTTTGAGCGAAACTTGTCCTGTAGCACATCTCCTTTGTGTGAGATAATAAATGTATTACTATTATCATCTAGTGTATTTAGTATTTTCATTAGATTGTCGATACCATCGTGATCTAAACTTGAATCAAAAGTTTCATCAAGTACTAATAGATTGCTAGAAGCTGAGTTTTTCATCTTCGCTATTTGTCTCCAAGTAAATAGCAATGATAAATCAATTCTTTGTTTCTCACCTTCACTGAACGATGCATAATTAAAACTATCTCTGTGCCTTGATCTAATTGTTTCGTCAAAGTTTTCGTCTAAATGGAAAGAGACAAAGAAGTCTAATACTTGCAGATATTGATTAATTAATCTATTCATAACTGGAAGGTATTGTTTAATTACTTTAGTTTTGATACCAGTATCTTTCAGCATCTCTCCAATGACTTCATTGTATGTGCGTTCTTCTACATACTCAAGTTTCTTTTCAGTCGCTTTATCTTTACCTTTTCTCATGGAAGATAAATCTCTTTTAGCTTTTGATATATCACCTGTTTGACCAGATAGTTTTGTAATCTCGGCTTGAACTTTATCTATCTCTTTCTGTAATAAACTTATAGAATCATTATTAGAATTAATCTTGGTTTGTCTTTGTCTTAATTCGTTAATGTGATTTGTCACATTTGTTGTTTCTCTTTTAAGACTAGATATTTGTTTATTTAAATCTTGTTCGGCAGTTTGTAATTCTTTTGCTTTTGATTTAACAGCTGTGATCTTCTCTGTCTTTTTTTCTTCACTGATTTCTTGGTCACACGTTGGACACTGATCATGTTCTTCGTAGAACTTACTTTCTTTTACAAGATCAACCATCTTGGATTTAAAGTTTAATGCATAAGATTCTAATTGTGAATTTTGTTTCAATAGATTTTTATTTTTCTTTTCTTCTACTGATAACATACTCACTAAGTCTTTACTTAGAATTTTACTTTCATCAAATAGGTTTTTAATTTCTTCTTTGTGAGTATTTATACTTTCGTGTTTCTTTTCAATTTGATCTTCGTTTAGTTCTTGAAGGTTCTTTATATATTTGCTTTGACCATCTATCTTTGTTTTAGCAATATCTATTTGATGGTTTATATCAGTTAACTCTTCTCGTATCTTTGCATTTCTTTCTTTTAATAACATATTCATTTTAGAAAATATATTAATATCTAAAAGGTCCTCAATGACCTGGCGTCTTGACCAAGCCGGTAATTGCATAAAAGGTACAAAAGAACTGGATCCAAGAACCACAACTTGATGAAAAGATTTGTGATTTAATTTTAGAATATTCTGTTCTAAGAACTTTTGATAATCTCTAACGTTTGACGCCTGATTAATTAGATTACCATTTTGCCATATTTCAAATTTATTTGGTTTAATACCACGAACGATCTTGAAAGATGAACCTCCAATATCGAACTCAATTGTCACCAATGAACCTTTGCCATTGATCGAATTTATTAACTGACCCTTATTAATATCTCTATGAGGTTTACCAAATAAACCAAAAGATAGCGCATCAAGTAGAGTAGATTTACCAGCACCATTTTGACCAATAATCAAAGTGGTTGGTGTTCTATCTAATTGAATTTGTATAGGATCATTTCCGGTGGAAAGAAAATTCTTCCACTCACATGATTTAAAATGTATCATACAACTTCCAGATTTTGTGCTTCAGTATATAGTTTTCTCAATTCGACTTTAATGTGTTCTTTATCTAAGTCTGTATCGACAGCTTCCACATAAGAATCTAAAAGTTCTGTTGTATCTTCTAGGGATATTTTCTCGTCATTTACGCTTTCTCCCAAATACTCGTCGAAGCTTTCAGCTATCTTAAGTTCATAAGTATCAATACTTTGTAGTCTATCAATAAACTTATCAAACATATATAAGTCATTTTTATTTATAACAATCAATTTAATAAACTGTTTTTCAAATTGTGAGACATCAACTTTATCATAGTCTGTCTTTGAATCATCATAAACAACCTTTTTAAATATTGTTATCGGATTTCGTATTGCTTCTATTTCTCTTGTCTCTGTATCTAATATATGAAAGTATTTTGGATCATCAACATCAGCCCAGGTCATTTCAAACTGAGCACCAAGATAGTCAACATTGTCTCTACTTGATTTTGTATGAAAGTGACCACTTAATACAGACTCAAACCTTGAGAATATATCAGCATTCATACCATGTGGATTAGGCATCCCTGGCATCATATCAAAGCCTTTTAATTCAAGATGAGCACCAAGAATAGATGCATTACATGTCATTGCCCATTTAGTATATTCTTCATAATTAGATTTATTAATCCAGGGTAATACTGCAATTTTACATCCATCATAATCTAATACAGTGGGCTTCATAATTATATTTACATTATTAGTAAAATAACCAAGTAGTTCTTTTAATGAACATAGCTCATTGGTATTCTTATAATAGACATCGTGATTACCTGGAATAATATCCATGGACATACCATTTTCTCTTAACGGTTCAAGAAAATGTTTTCTATTAGAGTTAAGAGCTTTAAAGTTTACAAATTTACGATGTTCATAATAATCGCCAAGATGTAAGATTTGTTTTATATCGTGTTCTTTACAATAAGGAAAGAATATCTCCGTATAAAATCTATCTTGGTAGTCTAAAAAGATGTCCGAAGAATTACGAACACCACAATGAGTATCATTTAATATTGCTATCTTCATAATATATTACCCTCACGTGGTTGTGGTTGAAATCTTTGTTCAGCCATAATTCTTCTCCACTTTCTTCTTAGTTTTATTTCTTGTAAACGATAAGCTCTTTTAACTGCTAATCTTTTCGCTTTTCTTTTCAGTTCTTTTGGAAACCTTTTTTTGTTTCGTCTGATCTGATATTCTCTTTGTTTACTACTTAATTTTTTCATTACATGAATAACTCTAGCTTTTCTTTTTTCTTTGCTTCTTTAGCAAACTTTTTAATAGCCGTATCTTTTTGACGGACCTGACTAATTCTTTGTCTCAGTGTATCAACATAAGCTGCCGTTTCTTCAGCACCTGATTCGTCCATACCCATAGCAACAAAATCATCAATACCCATTTTCTCAATGAATTTAAATTTAATGTCTTGTTGTCTTTTCTCTTTTGTAATTCTTCTAATAAAAGCAAAATAACAAATCTGAGTGAAATAAGAGAATGCATTTGGTTTTCCTGTACGTGTAGCAGTTTCTATATTATAATTACCTATAGCTCTTAAGCAATTCTCTACAGCATCCATAACCATTTCTTCTCTATAAGTATATCGAACAAAGTTTGGTCTGTGAGATAAGCCTTCGGCTATTTTGATAAAGCATCTTGCTATATAATCTGTGACTTTTGGTACAGTTGTATCTTTTTCTTTTGCTTCACGACATGAGATTGCGTAATCCATGACGGCTTCAGAAAATTGTCTATTATTAACGTAATGAGGTTTTTCTTTTGGTTTTAGTTTAGCCATAACCTTTTTTCTCCATAATAAGTCTATATTATAACACAGTTTTTAGTAAATGTAAATAAAAACTTTTTAAAAAAAACTGTTTACAAATCGCGATTTATGTGATATAATAATAAAGTCACCTGGGGTGAGAGAATATAATTAATGTATAGTCTTTTTAGTATCATCATCAAGAGGTACACCTTCTTCAGCATACTTCTCAGTTAATCGCTGTTCATATTCAGCAAGTATTTCCTCGTCGCTTCTATTATGCGGTACTGCCGGTTCAGGTCCATTTAATACATACTTAACATAAGTATCTTTTACCTTTTCAGCAATTGGAACGTGTTGCAAAATGTGATCTTTTAATATTTTAAATGTCTTCGCATTTGAGAATGGAAACCATGGTGCGAAAGAATATCCACCAAGGACAGTATTCTGAATACTTACAGGTCTTTCTAATATCCAACTCTTATCATGTTTAACCTGTACTAAAGCAATAATTTCTTCACCATTAGTTAGTTTGAAATGTCTTATATTCATTTTATCATTATCCATATATCTATTTATAACTTATAATCAAACAACTTGTAATTAAACTTTTCTTTACTGTATATTTTAATTCTTTCAGCTGCGTGTTGTAGTGTGTAATTTTTTTTGGCCTTCCAATGTAGATCATCTGCAATATCATATACATTTGTATTTAAGCCATCATTTGATTTTCTTAATCCTCGGCCTATACTTTGTAGTACACGAATCTGGCTTTTAGATGGTGATGCAAATACTATATTATGTAATCTTTTTATATTAATACCAGTGCTAAAAGTACCAATAGATGCAACGATTATAGCATCATCTTCTTTCTCTGTAATAGCTCTTATTTGTTCTCTAGTATCGACATCCGTCTCGCCGGAAACGTAAAATAACTTCCTTTTACCCTTAGTTATACTCATCTTTTCATCAAGAAGGGCATACAGGGGCTTACCGTGCTTCTCAACGTACTGAAATAAGATTAATGTATTACCTTCTCTGCATGTTTCTAAAGTTAATTGTGATATAAAGTTATTTCTATCTGGATATTTAACTATAAAATCCAATTCATCTTGATACTTTTGTCCACTCATCATCTTACATATTTCATCATTATATTTAAGTAGACATATTTTTATTTTTAATTGTGATAGATCATTACTATCCATCAAAGCTTTTGTGGTTGTGACTTTAAATACTGGACCGAATAAACCTTCTAATACTAACTGATGAGTTTGAGTACCATCTAATGTACCAGTTGTTCCAATTCTATATTGAGCTTGTGTACATTTTTCCATGAGAGTCGTAAGAGATTTTGCTTTAAAATTATGTGCTTCGTCTCCTATCACCATACCAAATTCTTGAAACCATTGTTGAGGTAATTTATAAACTGATTGCCATGTACTGATTATTACCCTTTGGTTTATATCAAACTTTTCGCGACCTGAGTATATTTTATGGCAATGATCTTCTACATTCCAGCCATCTGTACTAGAATAGTCTGCAAAGTCTGAATACATTTGTTCGACAAGAGATGTCGTAGGTACAATAATTAATATTCTTTTATTATAAAATTCTAGGTAATATCTTATTGCAAGATATATAATTAAACTTTTACCAGATGCTGTCGGTGATAGTAATAACGATTTAGTTTCTGTAAGGGCTTTCTTTAATGCATTAATCTGATAATCTCTAGGTATGATCTTACTACCACCTGCTGTTAAATCAACATCTTCTAAAAATGTATCTATATCGTGATCTAATATTTCATCTATAAGACCATCAGTCTCTACATTATAATCTCTTATCTCACAAAATTCTTTTAGATATTTAAATAAACCTGTATATAGTGTTTTCTTTCTTTGATCGAATAATCGTATTTTACCATCCCACATTCTATTACGATATGCTGGCATAAACTTATATCCAGGTACAAAGAAACAAAAGTGTTCTGATAATTCTCGCTCGACACTAGGCTCGCATTCAATATGCATGAAAGCCTCATTGAGCTTTTTAATGACTAATGTGTCCATTAGATTCCGCTAGTAAACTTTCTCCACTCTATCATATTCTTAATATTCTGATGTCTCCACTTAACGTTCTCTAATATCTCTTTAAGAACACTACATATCTCTTCAGTATAATCTATAGCTGCTTTTGCTTTTTGTATAATAGGGTCTGAATCATAATAGTAATCCATATCACCTTTAAGA